CATATCTAATAATGGCATAGTTTTCTTTGCTACAGGTTCTTTTGAACCTTCCTGGTAGCCTATTCTGCCACCATCAGCAGCAAATGCAAATGTACTACCTGCAAATCTAGGTGCTGTTGTTGCAAAAGGGTTGTTTCTTATAGCTATTAGTTCCTCCATACTTAACTCTGGACCTCTATCTGTTATTTTTTCTTCATCTTCTTGTGATGCCATTAAACCTGATAATGCAGATACTATACCAATAGTCTTTAAAGGACTTAAATTTTCTAAAGCAAATTTACCAGCGGTATCTTTTAAAAAACCTTTTTTAAGTAGATTAGTAAATCCTCCACCTCCAGCTCCACCAAAATATGCAAGACCACCTAATACCACAGCTTTACCTAACGGTGATTTAGTAATCTTCTTAACAGCTCTTGTTGCTTTCTTAACTAACTTACCTAAGAAATACATTTGTCTTCCTGTTTCAAGATCCATGATACCACCTTCTTGTGCACCTATTCTACCGCCATCAGCTGCTGATTGTTCTGCTAGCAGTCTTCTTAATTTATCAAAATCAAATATAGAGCCCGCGAATCTTGGAGCAGTCCCAGCAAAAACATCTGTTGTTTGATTTGGGTCTGCAGGATCGGTTGGGTCTGTTGGATCTGTTGGATCTGTTGCTATTTGATTAGCCTCTGATGGTCCACGATCATCTATTCCCATATCTCTTCTGTAAGCTCCTATATCTCCTCTGTATTTAACAGTTGGATTACCAAATTCATCTAATAAAAAATCTCCATAACTTTTTATGGTTCTGCCTGGAACTGTTGGACCTTCTTGAAAAGCTTGATTTTCAAAAAAAGAAAAAAGATCGTCTGTATCCATTAATTCTTCACTTGGTACCACACCCATACTTCTTAAATAATCTGCATAAGCTTGTCTCTGTTTAGTTATACTTTTTTTAGCTCCGGGTAATACTAAAGCTCTATTAAAAAGATTTCTTCTTGTTGGTAAAAGGCTACCAAAAGTTTTAGCTATTTTTTCGTTTCTAGCTTCTCTAGCATTTTCTCTTATGGCTTCTCGAGTGGTTTCTCTTTGATCTCTTAATCTATCTCTAGCTTCTTGTTGTTCTTTAGTTACACTACCTTTTGTTCCAAGAGCCTCTTGTATACTTTTAATATCAGTTGCAGCTGCTACCCTGTTTTCACTAGCCTGTCTATCAGCAGCCGCTTTTTCTCTCTGTTCCTGTTCTCTCATTCCTGAAAAGAAACCTATACGTCCACCTTCTCGTAACATCTGTTTTACCTGTTGTGCTCTAGTTATCGCCATCGTACCATTCTATTTTGTTTTAGGGAATAAATCAAGACTAGGCATTACCACTGTAACATCTCTTTGAATGTCCTCTTCCGGCACGCCTTTAGATTTCCACTCTTCCTCAGTCATGTATTTTTCACCTGTTTTTTTGTTTTTAATTTCTTCTATTATTCTTTGTGGTTTTAATTCATGCATTATGTTGTTACCTCCCGTGGCTGTATTTCTAATATAGAAGCTATAACGTGCAGCTCATTCGCTTCACCAGCTTGTACTTTCAATATCTCACTCTCTTCCATTACAAGAGGTTGAGACAAAAGTTCTGTTGTTGCATTACCAGATATAGTCTTTGTTTTAAATAAACTAAAAACATTAGAACTAGCATCTGTTAAAGTTACTGTTATTGTGGTCCCTGATCCGGCGTCCTCGGATACCAATATTGATTTTACCACTGATGTTCTAGCGGTAGGCACCGTATATAAAGTTGTATTGTCTGTTGTAGTTAGATCTACTTTTTTATTAATAAAACTATTAGCCATTATGCGAAAAAGAAAGCCTCAGCTTCCGCCTCCTCTTTTAATTCTTGTTGATATGTAGTATTTAGTTTTTGAACAATACCATCTAAATCTCTAGTTTGTGCTTCTGCAACTTCGTAGTCGTATTCACGAGATGCTCTTGTTATTTCTTGAACTATTTTTGCCATTATCTACGTCCATCTGGTTGTATGTCTAATCTAAATGTTCCTAACTTCCAACTTTGACTAGACCCTGTGTTTTCTATTTTTAATGCAACAGCTCTTGCTCTAGCTCTTGTGTCTACTTTTTGTGTAGAAGAACTAATATCAAATGGTCCAAGCGAAGAGCTTGCTTGACTATCATTAGGAAAATTTCTTAATTCTAATGTAACTCTGGTGTTACCAGTTTGTGATATAAAATCAGGTATAAATCTTCTTATCTTCATAAGAAACTCACCATCTCCTCTAAGATCAGCCATACCAGTTGTTTGTCCTCTAACTGATCTTTGACTTATATCAAAATCTCCTGAAGATATGTTTGCAGTTATAGCAGTTATAGTTCCATTTCTATTTTGATCTGTCCCTGTTTCGTGTTCATAGTATGCAGTTCTACCCTCTGTGTTTCCAATAACATCAAAAGATGTATCAGTATCTGCATCATAAGATAGTGCGTGAGGTTTTCCAAATATAGCAGAATCTTCCCACATAGTTCTTGCTAAAGAACCAATTGTCCACACAGGTCTTTGTGGTGATGAATCAAAATAATTATATGCTACCATCCTATTAACAACAGACGATCCTGTTGTTGGATAGAACCACATAACCTCTCCAAACAAATTATTTAATCCAGCAGATATCATTTGATTACCAGATTCTAAGTTTACATTATCATAAACAAAATCCTCTACCAAACATGGCAGTGATTCTAATTTACCAGCATATCTAAAGAATCCATTCTCTGACATCCAGTATGCAGCTCCATCAACCTCTACACACGCGTTCTGCCCTGCAAGGCCACAGTTAGTTCCGACTTGAGAAAAAGCAAATGTAAAAGGTTGTCCAACAAAACGTTGCGTGAATAAAGCTGTATCAGTCCAAACGTAAATTGCATCTCTACCTCTAATTGCTCCTCTAATCTGTGATCCGTCAGCTAGTCTTTGTGTACCAGCCGTGTTAGTCGCCGTAGGTGTATAAGTGTTTATATCTTCTTGATCAGAGAATCTAATAAACATATCATCTTGTGTAGATGGTGTTCCAATAGTTGTTTCTGTTCCAAAAAATACTAAGTGTCTATCTGGTGTAGATACAATCATATGTCTTGATGCAGTTGGCGCACCTGTTATAATTGTAGCTCTTGTAGCTGTTGCGTTTGCTAAACTAGAGTCCCAAGAAAAAACAGGACCATCGTGTATTAAACAAATTGCCTTGTCACCAAAGTTATCTAACGACCACATTCCTGGTTCAAGAACTAAGTCTCCTGATGCAGCTTCACCCCATGCAACATAGTCTGATGAATTCTTTACTGTTGCACCATCAGAGTGTGCAGATCTTGTAGAGTTTCTAACAGCTCTAGTTATACCTGTTAAATTATTGCCAGATATTCCTGTATAAGAAATCTCTTCATTACCTACCTGAATAAAATTTGTTCCTGATGACGGAAAGTTAGTTGTATCTGTTAATGTGATAGATGTACCTGATCCTCCAGTTCCTGCAGTGTCATCTAAAAGAGCACCATTTAAAGTTGTTGAAATAGCACCAGCTGCTTCACCACCCCAAGAACCTAGACCCCAACCAAAACCTTTTGCTTGAACGGCTGGACCTACAGTATAATATTTTTGTATTCTAATACCACCTGATGTAGTTGCTCCAGAACCTGTTTCATTTGAAGGCATTGTAATTGTAGCTGTTAAATTAGTTGGTGTGGTAACAACCATAAATTTTTTATCATCAAAATCAGATGCAGTAAAATCAGAGTTAGTGATTGTTGTAAAATTATCCATTAACAATATATCTCCTGGAACTAAACCATGAGCACTAGAAAAAGTTATTGTTACAGTGGGTGATCCGTTGGTCGTGGTGAATGCACTTGTAAGCGTGGTAGTAGATTCAATAGGATGTATGTCATAAAATACACCACCAGAAAAAGCATACAAAATTCTATTAGTGCCTATGATTGCATATTTTCTAGATAAACTATTAATAAAATGATGCAGTCCTCTACCTGCACCTGTAAGTTCGTTTTCATTTGCGGTTCCTAGTTGATTCCAACCACCTATTTTTTCTGGTGATCCGTAACGAAATCTAACATTATCGCAATCTACCCACTGTCCTTCTGCTGTAGTTTCCGATATTTGTTTGTTTATACCTGCCTGAAATCCTATCTTTTGTAGCATAGTAGCGAACTATAACAGATTGACTAGCTAATTTCCACCCAAGAAGTAAGAATATATTTCTCTCCAGAAAGCGGAGGATTGCCTCTATGGTAATGCGTAAAGCCACAAGGGGCCAATAATAGTCTTCCTTTTTGTGGTTTAACTCTTCTTTTAAAATATAAGAATTCTGTTTCACCACCCTCTTCTATATCGTTTAAATAAAGAATAAAAAATAAAAGTCGTCTTCTTACTATCATCTCATCATCCTCTGAATGCCAAACGTGGTATCCTTCAGTAGGTAAAGTTTTTTGTAATTTAAAATGAAAGCTCCTGTGCTTTGGATAGTTTTTTAACACTTGATGTTTTTTGTAATATTCACTGTACGCTACTTCCCAAAACTTTCTATAAAACTCATCTATAAAAGTTTGTCCATAAGAATAGTATTGAGTTAAATTATCTAATACATTTATAGAGCTATCTTCTACTAACTTTGCATCTTGATCTCTTTTAAAAGTAAGACTATGTTTTTCCATTTCTTCGTAATAATCAATAACTTTATCACAAAAACCATCTGACATAAAATTATCCCATATTCCAATAAAATCTTTAATGTTTGACATCTTCCTCCAAAAAGTTAAAATTTATAATGTATCTTCTTTCTACATCAGTCTGATAAATTACTTTATGTAAAATACTTGTATTAAATAATAACATTCTATTTTCTTTATTGTCAATAAGTATCTCGTCTTTATCTATCTTTAATACAGTTTTTGCATTACATCCTGTTAAAAACAAAATACCTGTGGTAGTTTTGTTTGAGTTATAGTCTATGTGATAGCCACATTCAATCGTATCTTCACTCTTTAAAACTAAATTTGCCCTTACTTGAACTAAAGATAAAACATTTAATTTTTTAAGTATAGGTTCTATATGTTGATAATATAATGGATGATCTGGTCTGTGATTATTATAGTAACAAAAAGAAAAATAACCATTTC